ATTTTTCTGTTTACCTTTGCCGTAGTAGGCCCAGTTGTTAAAGTCGTACTGATCTACTGTTACTAGATTGCCGTCTGCGTCTGCTTCTACCATGACCTCACCAAGAGTCATCTTAACTTCGTCTGCAGGTGTGATATTTATCAGTTTATCTTTTAAGTCTCTGGTGTCTTTGTTTGTACCACTTACAAATTTAGCAGAAAGTTTAGCACCGTACTTGTTGTAGTCTTCATAATCAAGTTTAACTCTTTGCCCGGGTTTTATACCTTTATCTATTGCAGCTTGTTTAAGAATATCTAAAGATTCAGGACTAAAACTAGACTCAGTTATATCCCCTACTAAAAAGTTAGGAACAAATATATCTTTTAACATAGTTCTAACTGGTGTAGATGAAGCAACCTTCACACCTTCGAGTGCTTTCTCACCTAGTCCTTGCATCTTATCAACACCTGAACTAACAGCACCACCTACAGTTTCTACAACATCTGAGCCTATATCAAATATACTCTTAAATGTAGCTTTAGATGTTTCGGCTGAAGGTAGCTCTACAGAAGTTATAGTTTTAAAACCCATGTTATTCTACCTCAACGTACTTTGTTCCTATGATAACAAACTCTCCTGATTGTAATCTTCCAGAGTCCACAGCCGCTTGAGCCTCTTCCTCTGTAGCAAAGTATAGTATATCAGATAAGAGTTTGTCCTGTTGAGTCTTTAATTGACTTAGCGAACTTCTCTCCTACTTCTTCCGTGTACCAAGGAGCTTGAGTTGCGTTTGCAAGTTCAGGTCTAGGTTCAGGAATTAAACTTTCAGTTATAGGTGCAGGTCTAGGTTGTGGCTGAACAGTAGAGTTATTTATAGCAGACTCAGCCACTTGTTGTACGTCAGTAAACTTAGCAGAGGTTACATCTCTAAGTCTTACTAATGCTTCTCCTCTAGTAACCGTACCATCTTTTGAAGTATCTAAACTTGAGTTAGCTCTGTATGCTTTAGAGCCTTTTCTGTAAAGAACATAATCATCAGACTGACCTATACCATTAGGCCAATGTACCGCCATATAAAGATCACCTGTATTCTTTATATCACCTTCGTACCTATTTAAGTACTTTCCTACGTATTCCATTTGATCAGCACGACTCATTTGAGATAGTTCAGAAGTAGTGGTTCCTAAACCTTTGGCTGTTCTTTCTAAGAATTGAATCAGACCTGTACCACTTGACGTCCCACTCTTTTCACTAGGAGAGAAAGACCCTATTGTTTCAAAGTCTATTACTGCTAATAGTTGATCAGGAAGAACTCCAACCTCGTTTGCTACCCTAGCAACTTCATTTAAAAACTCAGTATCTGCTTGTACATCTTCAGGAAGTTTATAAGTTATACCTTCTACGGACTGAGTTTGTGTTGTTGTAGTCTCTTCTTCTACACCTTGTACAGATAAATTATTTATAGCACGATCAAGTATTGTAAGAGATTTACGTCTATCTATAGCTTCTTTGTAACCTTCAGGAAATGTCACACTAGTATCTGATATTTTAAAACCTTTATCTGTCATTTCTCCAGAGATTGTAGAGTTAGGTCTGTTTAAAAACTTACCTTGATCACCAGTTATGTAGTAGGTTTGATCTTGCTCATCCCATACTGCACCAACTAAAGCACTCTCCATACTTTGTAGGTTAGCTTGCAATGCTCTTCTTTGTAAGTTAGCAACACTACGTAAAGATATACGTATTTCATCTGCAGCTTCACGATCTACTGCAGCAACCATACCTAAAGCCTGTTCTAAGTTAGGATTGTTGAATACTTTAGACATTGTAGCTGAAGAGTAGAATTGTTTATCTGACAACATACCTGCAGCCATAGACATTGTTGCATTGTAGAACTGTTTTATAGCACCTTCACCCTGAAGTTCCATAGGTTTTAGATTCTTAATCATCTCTAACCCTGCTTCTACATTTCTTTGCATAGCTTTAGGATCATCATTGACGTGATCTTTTAGAAATGATGGAGCAGTATCTATTGTGAAAGTAGAGTTACCACTGACAGGCTGAGTTACATCTACTTCCTGTAAATCATTTAGTATCTTACCTCTGTTCTTGAAGTTATTATCTGTAAATGCAGTTGAAGATACTTTATTCATAACTTCTGGTATATTGACACCTAGAGTAGCTGCTAGATTACTTGGATCAGAGGCGGCTGCTACAGCCATAGCATCTTCAGGTGACTCTGCGCTCTGCATCATTTGAGAAACAATGTCAGTTAACAGATTATCAGGATCACGAGCAGCTTTCAGTGTAGTCAAGAACTCTTTCTGTAAATCTAGTCTCTGTTTTACTGAGTTCCATTGTTCATCTGAAACATAAGCAGGTTTTATCAACTTCTGAGACATAAGGTTATGTTGTAAAAGAACAGTATCTATCTCTCCTGGAGTTATAGGTTGACCTTTTTGAGTCCTGCTAATTAACCCTGCTACAATACCCTGATCAAATTGATCTAGAGTTGTGTTGTATGCGCCTTTTACTTGAGTTTCCCAATCAAGTTGATTACCTGCACCAACAAGAGCTAGAGTGTTAGTTGCGATAGCTTGTTTTTGTATTGAAGCTAAAGCGGCTGAAGTTAATTGTTCTTCTGAAGCATTAGGTCCAAGAGTACCTTGAGCAGCTAGATATGCCATTTGGTAGTTCTTATCACTCTTCATCATCTCGAATACTTGTTGCTCACGAGTTTGACCTACATACTCCATAGGTCTGCCAGTGATAGCCTCATACTCTGTCTTATACTTATCTAAATCAACACCTGCACCTACGGCTGCTCTAGTAGATTTTCTTTCGAACATACTAGCTTCGTTTACTTGACCTTGATCACGTAAGTCTTGGGCCTTTACCATTGAATCAAGCCATTCACCTGCAGCACCAGAAATCACACCCTTCTGATATTGGCGTCCATAACCTGCACCAAACTTCAATGCAGATATAGCTAGGTTTCCGTAGCCTTGAATCATTGCATTTTCTGCACCCATCTTGGCACGTTCAACCTGAGTCTGTGCTCGTATAGCTGAAGCTTGGACTTGATTAGCCATAGCCTGAAACTTAGCTTGCGTCTCACCTCTTTTATCTTCTACAGGTTGAGAGACTACACGCTCATACCCGATATTAAAAGATGTTTTAGGTGCGAATATATCTGCCATTCCTTTACCTTCCTAGTACTGATCTGAGGCGTTCTGCTTCAGCGTCTTGATCTGATCTTAGTAGATTTTCGTATACATTAAAGAACTGATCATCGAGTCTACGATTCATACTTTTTCTTAAAGATGTCTGAATCTCAGGAGAAAACCCACTCATGTCAATCTTTACCTTCAATTCATTAAACAACTTGAATGCTTTCTCTTTATCTGCAGTGTCACCTTGTAGTAAATCAAAAGCGTAGTTAGCTTCACTGTTTATTTCTTTACGGAACTTAGTTAGTTTCTTGTTACTTGTGAACATAGTTCTTCGAGTATCATACCACTCAGCCTGTTTCAAGCTACCTATACCAAGTAACTGTAAGATACCTTCTGTTGTACCCATTTCTCCTGGAATTGTTATACCATTCTTACTACGATAAATACCGTTATTAAAGATACCGTAAGCTTTAGCAATGTTATCTAGACCTGATGGCTGTCTTAGAATCTTAATGACATCATCACTTAGCATAGTTCCACGATTATCTCTTAGAGATGAGTATGCTTCCATGAATGCGTCTACGATACCACCTGTAATATCACCTGAAGGGCCACC